TACATTTCCGGTCTTGCTGTAGGTGTATAACTATGATTGTGCATAAGGCCTAGAATTGTAATGTCACCAGCTATGTACTTACCATTAACTTCACCAATTATTTCATACGCAGGTCCTATAACACAATTCTTTTTAATTTTTTCAGAAGCAAATACTCCTTGACCATCTATCTTACTATCTTTTATATCAAACATTACTTAATCCTCTCTTGTTTAGCGCATAAGTCTAGCTGATCTTTAAACTCACAATATTTACAATGCTTATTATTTTTACCTGCTATAGCAAGAAATTTACCATCAGTCTTATACGTACCTTCTGGAGTAAAAGCATTTTCTACAAACTCGTTTAACGAACGAGATAGCTTATTTCTTGTAGGTTTACCAGAAGCAGGTACAAATGATTGAATACGCTTTATAGGGTACGGAGAATTATCAGGAAGCTTTCTTCTTACTATAAAATACTCAATATCTATCATCTCAGGATCAACGTTAAATTGTTCTGCATAATATTGCTTATATAATACCATTTGAGCAGTTTTAGTCTTATCCATTTTCTGATACTTATTCCATCCCATAGTACTAGTCTTAATATCATATATCTTATATCTACCGGTATTAGTATCTTGCATTACTATATCAATAAACCCATTGAATAGTATATTTTTATTACTCTCTAATGGTAGACTTAATTTAGTTTCTATACCAATCAATTTAGTATTCTTTTTACTAAAATATACACCGCGTTTCTTAAGGAAATATTCTAGTATAGCTACACCATCATAGAAAAACTCTCTCATTTCAGTCTTATTAGTAAATCCAGACTCTTGACCCATTGCCATAGCTTTGCGATATTCTTTAGCCATAGCTCCTTTAAGTATCTCACCTAACTTAAGACTATCAGCTTCTTTTACTGATCCTTCATACATAACAGTCAAATATCCTTGAAGAGTTTCATGAAATGCAGATCCAAACAAAGTATGAATTGATTGATTGAATTTTCGTAAATTATCAATATAGTTTAGTTTCCATCTACGCGGGCATTGCGCATACATTGAATATTGAGAATAAGAAATCGACTTCTGCTTTTTCTTTTTCTTAACTGGTGTTAAGTCGTCTATAGTTCGAGGTTTAATCATATATAAAGATAAGAAAAATAGTTGAGACTACCAACTACTTCCATTGTTTATTTTTTACTATTTGTGCAATAATACCATAGATTGAAAGATCTTGAAAGGTATCTTTAACCGATTCCGTCGTTACCTTTGCTTCTTTATTTAATAATACTAACTGCTTTAATCGTTGAATTTTATCATTCATTCTAAACCATAACCCAGTTAATGCTACCTTTTCTTCTTCTGGTGTATCTAGATTAGATCCTACTGATATGTTACCTTTACCGTAATCTAACATCTTACGGGCAAATAAATCAAATTGCTCATCTGCTATTCGATTATATTCCTTATAGATATCAGGATACTTATCTTTTAATTCTTGAATATTGTTAGTATACGTTTTTTCTTTTGATAAATCGCGTTCACTTATTTTCATTTTAATAACTTTTTTATTTCTTTCTTTGTTTTACCATAACCTCGAAGTATTTCAGTTAAAGTCTCTGTACCTGTGCTAAAATGCATATACATTTCAATCCTTCCTTTAGCTTCCTTACGACTAATTTCATAATAAGAAGCAACAATTTTAACAAGCTCTGGATTGTACTTATCCACCTTTTTACCCTTGATATATTTACTAAATATTTTCTGTTTTGGTAAGATATCACTGAGCATTTTATAGTGCATCTTTTTATCTAGCGAATAATACTTTTGTATAAAGTTTATAATTTCAGTAACGTGAGAATTCATGCTCAACCACTTATTCATCATATAAATATTATACGCTTTCCAATCTCCCTCATTATATGTATTAGGATCTGTCTTTTTATGTGACACGTCAGCTAACATACTGAATATAGTTTTAGGCTTTTTCTGCATGTAGTTTATTTTTATATATACCCATCCATTCGTCTGTCATTTCATTCATAAGCATTTCGAAACTATATTTAGGTTTCCAACCTAACTCAGTTCGTATTTTAGTTGAATCACCCCTCAAATATGGCAACTCTTCTGGACGTAAATATTTTGGATTTTGTACAACATAATCTTTATAATCTAAATCTAGTCTACTGAATACATATTTGCACATTTCCCTAACTGAATGTGTTTCTCCTGTTGCAACTACCCAGTCTCCTGGTGAATCTTGTTGGACAATTAAATGCATTGCTCTTACATAATCATAGGAGTGTCCCCAATCTCTAAAAGAATCCATATTACCTAATTCTAGTTTGTCTTGTAATCCTAGTTTAATTCTAACAGCTGCTTTTACAACTTTACTGGTTACAAAGTTACTACCTCGTCTAGGTGACTCGTGATTAAATAGTATACCGTTACTAGCTTTTAACTTGTAAGCTCTTCTATAATTACGTACAATATTATACCCAAATACTTTAGAGCATCCATATGGTGATACTGGATTCATAAGAGTAGTCTCTCTTTGAGCATTATCTTCATCTACTGATAAACCAAACATTTCAGATGAACTTGCTTGATAAAATTTAGCTGTCGGGCAACTTCTCCTATATGCTTCTAGCATATTTAAAACACCAAGTGCATTAGTTTGAACTGTAAACTGTGGTATATCAAAACTAATTCTAACATGTGATTGAGCTCCAAGGTTATAGATTTCATCAGGTTGTATCTCATCTAGTAATCTTTCAAGACTTCCTTGATCTAATAAATCACCGTAATAAGTTGTTATTTTACTATCTAAATGATCAACTCTACTCTCTTGATGTTCTGGAGTAGAATTACGTCTTACTATACCGTGAACTGCATAGCCTAGCTCTACTAAATATTCAGCAAGGTAGCTTCCATCTTGACCTGCTATACCAGTTATAAATGCTTTCTTCTTTCTGTAATGTGTTTCACCAACATCAATTACTTCTAAATTAGTCTCTCCAGGTGAAACTTTTACCCATCCTTGTTTTATCTTCATTATCGTCCTCGTCTTTTTATTATATATAATATACGAATTTTATTTCAATTATCCAATAGTATTAAAGACTTTCATTAAAGAAAGGTCAGGCCAATCTTGTAATACCCAGTCTCTAGGTTTAGATTTAATTGCTTTAGGTAATTTATCTATTCCCATTTGTGCTATCTCTGGTGTCATGTAATAGTGATACCCTATAGATTGTATATTCTGCTCCCGCCATGGAACATCAGGTAACCTACCATCGTAAGTCATTTTTTTAAGTTCGATAGCTGCGGCTTTATTATCTGTTAATATCATACCACCTCTACCAAGGCTTAAATGTTTCTGAAATTGGAAACTCAAACACATAAAAGTATTAGGAATATAACTACCCTCTTTCCAGAGTACTGCAGCATCAATAATATTATCTGTTAAGTAGTAATAATCTTTCCAATTCTCATCCGTCCAATTAAATTTAATATTTAACTTACTTGCTAGAAATGGAATAGAAATATATGTGTGTTTTGGGCAATTAAAAGAGTTAATATCAGAATATCGTAAACATAACTCTAACCCATGAGTACAACAATCAACTGCTACTGCATATGTTGATCCAAAAAATTTTGCAACACTGTCTTCAAATAGTTTAACTGTTTCGAATCCCATACTGTACTTATTGCTTAAATATTATAGCATCACTGACTTCAAATATATCTGTAGGTGGTTGTAGCCCATACTGTTTAAAGCTTTCTAAACCGTTCATTGTTAACTTACCACGGCTAGTAGGTTCAGCCATAATAACTGCATTATTCTCTGTAACATACCATTTACCTTCATCTATCATATTCCAGAAAGCTTTTGACTTCTCTTCTTTTTGCATATGATCCATCTCTTTAGGAAAGGTAGGTTCATCTAAACAATCAAACATTTTTTTAATTACTTTAGATCTACAAAACTGATGTTGCCATTGATATGTAATCCTGTTCTTACGAAGCAGTTTAAAATTATTATGAGAAATAAACTCATCTTTATTAATTGTACGGTGCTCTGTATCATATTGACCATTATAAAATATTACTGAATAAATTGAATTATCTTTAGTATTCTTTGCAAAATTATATGCATTATTAGCTACGTTCTGATCGATATCAACTAAATAACTATCGTCAGTTGCCCAATATATCCACTCATCATCATCTATATTATTAAGAAGTCCTGATATAGTAGGTTTAAACTCAACGGGTGTTTGAACGAATTCAACTTTTTTACCCCATGTATCTTTAAGAAATTGCGGAAATACTTCATTCCAAGGTATAACAAAAGTTAACTCATTTGTAGGCCAGAGACTCTGATATGTTTTTATCATATGATTGGTAATTGGGTGATATCTATCACATGTAAGTACTATAGCTTTCATCTATAATCCTCCTTTAATTGCTTGTAAATTTAAACTTATTAGTGTACCATTATCTTTATCCATATGAGGTATATATGCTTGAGAGTGATCATCATGTTCTGCGTGTTCAGTTTCTCTCCAATTCCATGATTCTACTGTTTCAAACCCTACATTATATAAAATTTTTGATAATGAATTATAATCGTAAACTGTTTTATGGTAGATTATATCTGTATCCATAGTCATTCGACCATATAAAGGTCCAAGAAATGAATCTAACGAGCATTGACCGCTCTCATACAGTGTATTCATTACTGAAAAATCTGGAGTCCCTAATCTTAAAATACCACCTGGTTTTAATTTACTTTTCCATATTTTAAGCAGATCAGGTATTACATTTCTAGGAAAATACGCAATGACATGACTAGCGTAAATTAAATCAACTGAATTGTCTTCAAATGGTAAATTAAATATATCTTTAGAATCTAAATGTTCATAATCTCCACCATCTATGTGGTACCAATCTTTACCAAAATTTCTCCAACCACAACCTAAATTTACTTTAATCATTTATAAATCTTTTATCATTTTTTATACCACTATATGGTCCTGTTTTATATTCATAAACCACTGTATCATCTTCTAGTATTTCATATGTATGACCACCTTGTAATGTAATTGAACAATCACCTGGAAATAAAATAGGAGTTGATATAATTGTATTATCTATATCGTAAAAAATACATTTAACTTTTCCTTTAATAACAATCCAAGATTCTTGAACTATAACTTTATCAGTTGGTGAATCCTTAAAGAAATGGTGATGTGGTTTGAATGTATCACCTTTATTTAAGTTCATAGTAGCTAATTGTAAAAATTGATTACTATCTATAACATCTGCTCTTGATTTAGTCACATCTTGTAAGCGATTAACTATATGCAATAAAAGGTCAGGTTTAACCTTCGAATATATCAACTCTTTCATTACTGTCCTTCTGGTGGTAGGAAATCTTCATTTACATGGCCACATGAATTACAAGCAAAAACCTGGATAGGTATCATAGATTCTTGACCGGTAGGGGAAAGTACTGCAGATAGTTTTTTTATCATCATAACTTGCGTAAACAATTTATGTCCACACTTTTCACATACAACGTCCGATGTATCTTTTAGTTCAACTTTAACTTGCATATTAGGATTTGATTGTGCATCTAACCCTGGATTATTCCTTGTTGGACCATTTCCTCCGTGTACTACTTTCATATTACTCTCCTTATTTAGCTTTATATTTAACGCCTTCAGCTACCATTTTTTTAGCTTCTGCTTCTGCTTCCATTATACTATTAAAACTACCAGTTAAAACGTGCTTCCCGTGGTATACAAATACTTCAGTACTGCCCGGCTTTTTTACCTTCTCACCTTTGAAGTTTTTAGTCCATCCACCTAATACCATTTTTTGTCTTATATCTAGATAACCTACTTGTTTAATATAGTTACCATATTTTAATTTATTTTTATTTTTTGACATATTAATTCTCCAAAGTTGTTATTATTTTACTAAACATTGC